GATGCTGATTATGAACGTATCAAAGAATCATATTCTGGTGCTGATAATGCTGGTGAATTTATTATGTTATATGCAGAATCAGATGCAACTGCACCTGAATTAATACCAGTTCAATTAAATAGTTCTGATCAACGTTTTAGAGATTTAAGAATTCAAATTGAAAATACAATTAAACAAACACACGAAATGACTTCTGCTTTAATTGGTCAAGAAGTTTCTGGCAAATTAGGTTCTACAACTGAAATTGAAGAACAATTACAATTTGCACAAGCAACTGTAATTAATCCTATTCAAAAAGAAATTGAACAGTCATTTAATAAAATTTTAAAGATGAGTGGTAAAGATGAAACAATTAAATTAAAAAAATATGTTATCTTTGAAAAAGTAACTGAAACAACAACTGAAATAAAAACAACTGAAACTCAATAATTATGGCTGGTTCTCCAACTACAACATTTATAGATGCTCAATATTTAAGAGATAATACAATTATCAACGATAACGTAGATTCTAAAATATTGATGCCAATCATTATTCAATCACAATATAAATATATTCAACAAATTATTGGGACTAGTCTTTATAATAAACTTATTACATTAGTTAATGCGTATGTGCCTGCTTTAATTACACCTCAAGTTGGTATACCTGGTCAACCTGGCTATGTACCGGCTGTTTATGGCGCTCCTGGCACACCTATTCCAACTGACTATGCTACATTATTATATGATTATATAATTCCTGTATTGACACAATATACAATCTGGGAGTCTATACCTTATATGCAATTTAAAATGCGTAATAAAAGTATATCAAAACAATCAAGTGAAAATAGTGAACCAGCATCTTTAGAAGAATTAAATTATTTAAGAAGTAATGTATTATCAACGGCTGAATTTTTTGCTCAACGTATGAGTACGTATTTATGTGAAAGTGCTTCATTATATCCTGAATATAATGTTTGTGGTGATTTAAATCCTACTAAACAAAATTATAATAATGGTATTTATACACCTAAAAGATATTACAATAAAAATAACAGAGGTTATAGATACTAATGGATAAGTATTTATTAATGCTTAAATTGCATATGTTATTAAAAAGTATTTTTGTTGCTTGTGTAACTTTCTTTTTACCAATTTTCCCAAGTATGATTGCCGTTGGTATATTAATATTAATTGATACATTAACTGGTATTATTGCTGCTAAAAAAACTGGTGAAACTATTACATCTAAAAAGATGGGTGGTTGTATTACTAAATCAATAGTTTATCAATTATTGATTATATCTGCACATTTATGTGAAACATTCTTATTTGCTCAAATACCATTTGTTAAAATATCATTAGCTTTTTTAGCTATGACTGAATTTACAAGTGTTAATGAAAATATACATAAATCTACAGGAAAATCAGCATTAACATTATTTAAATCTATTTTAGATTCTAAATTAAGAGGATTTATTAAAAATTATACTGATGAAGATGTTACTAAAACTGATTCTAATGAATCCAATTCATAATTTAGTATAAACCTATAGATAATAAAAAAGACCAACAGGATTGTTGGTCTTTTTGTTTGAACGTATAAACAATAACTAACACTTATGATGATGTTAATCTATTATTATATAGTAAAATATTATGCTTGTTTAATTCTTTTTATCATTTCTTTTAAAGCTAAATTTTTCATTAGTTTAAATTTTTCATTGTTTTTATTAATTCTTCGTGTGTTGGGTTTGTAATAATTGGTTCAAGTTGTGAACCTGGTGTTGGTTTATGAATAAGAACTAATTTACCTTCTTTAGTTTTTCTGATTTCATAAACAGAAAATAAATTAGGAACATATTCAATATTTTCATCAATATAATGTTGAGCTAATCTTTGAGCTCTTTCAATATCTTTATTTGCAATATATAATCCAGATGTACCTACTTTAAATGATTCAACATAATTGAATACATATTGATTTAAACCACTTCTAGAGACTTCTAAAATTTGAGGTATGTCTTTAACTACATCATTAAATTTAATGCAATGTGATAAGTCTGTAATTGATTTAACAATAGTTCTAGCTTCTTGTTTAGCTTTATATTTTGCATTTTTATTAGCTAATTTTTTTGGTGTATTAATAATTTCTTTTAATATATCAAAAGCATCAATTGTATACCAATATGTTTTACAAAATGCTTTACCTAAACCTTTTATTTTTTTACGATTAAAGCGATCAACATATATTGATATTAATGAACCTATATAAGTTTCTGTATATTTAGGATGTTCTTTTGCTAAATCTTTGATTGTGTATTTATATTCTTCCATAAGTTTAGTTGTAGTATTTTTGTTTTAAAAATGCAGTTAAGTCGCATAATAAGATTAATAAAATAAGTTTGATCATAATATTGTTATTGTTTATTTTTATATATTGATTAAAATTATCAACTTTTTTCTAATATTAAAATGATTTATAGTGTTTCAAATAGCTTATCGTAATTCACGTTAGAGATTGCTAGTTCGGAATTCTCTTCCGACACCATTCTATAATTCATTTATTTTATATAGTGTTTATATTTTCTCAATTTTTTCTAATTTTTTCTTTTTATAATAAGCTTTTCTATATGCTTGTAATCTTTCTTTATTATCTTTTTGATATTGTTTATTTTTAAAATTCTAAAACCATTAATGCTTTTAGAATAAACTATTAAAATTATTAATAAAATTTAATGCTTCTTTTTCTCTATAAGGTATAATCTTATCACCTAAAGTATTTATTAATCTAATAAAGTATTTACCTTCTTTTGTTTTATATAATAATTTATGGTATGAGTTTGATTCTGTACCTGTTTCGTGTTTATATTCTTTAATTAATTCTGATTTTTTAGTTGAATAATTAACACCATCTATTGTTTTGCTTTTATCTTTCATAAGTTATTTGATTATATTTTGTATTGTTAAGTTTATTTTACTTGATTTTTCTCTAATTTTATTATTTACTTCAGTATAATAGTATGTTTTGTTATTATAATTAAATTCAATAATATTATTATATTCTTTAACTATTATAAAATTATATTTTTGTTGATATTGATCAAATACATATCTATTTTTTATTCTTTTAATTTTACTTATAGTTTTTTTATACCAGTTCATACCGCTATAATCATCTTTACTATCACATATATTATTTACAATCATATCAAATGTATAAAGTATTTCATTTTGGTTATTTAAAATAATATAACCAGTTTCTGTTTTTTTAGATTTTAATGTTTTCATAAGTTATTTGATTATATTTTTTATTATTAATTTTATATCAGATGTTTTTTTAATTTGACCTTTAACTAACTCATTTAAAATAACTTCTTGATTAATCTTATAGCTTCTACTTGATAATAAAGTATAAGGTAAGATTGTTTGTAAATGTTCTTTATAATCAGATTTTGTAGCTACATAAACTGTTTCTTCAATATGTGTTACTTCATCATTTGTATCGTTTTCTGTTTCTCCATTAATTGTCATCATAGGTTTAATATTGTATTCTTCAAATTTATTTTTTATTTCTTTTATAATAGCTACGCAATCTTCAATATCAGTAAAATATACAGAGTCAAATAATGGATAGTAGTATTCACTTTTTTTAGGTGTTATATTATTAAAAATACTTGCTTCAATATTTTGAAGCATACCTGCTAATTCTTGTTCACTTTTACTTAATATTTCTAATGACTTATAAGTTAATGGATATAATTCTTTAAATTTTTTAGCTAAATCAGAATTAGGTTTAAAATCAAAATATATTGTTCTATACATTTCAACTTTAGTTTCTGTTCTATTTCTATCTTGTGTTATAAAGTTTTCATATAACACTGATGTTTCACAATCAAATTTATAATTAGCATCTAATTCTAAACCTTTAGATAATATTAAATAGCATAATAATAAAGGTTGACAATTCTTAACATCAACATCATTGAATGATTGACCATTAACAGTAATAAATTTACGCGATATACGTGATACATTTGATAATGAGTGATAAATACGATCAACTTTAAAACCTTCAAATATAAAACGTCTATTGTTTAATGAAAATAAAGTATTTAATCTTACACGTAATGATTTTATTTTTGTATTATTATCTTTATGATTTTTAATCTCAGCTGTAATAGCACCTAAAAAATCAACATCAATATTTTTAATAGTCTTAACAAATTTTTTGTTATAAGTTTTATCTGTAACAAATGTGAATTCATTTATATTTAATAATACTAATGCTAATTCATCTTGTACAAATTCATTAAATAAACGGTATTGCATTGTGTGTTGACCAATTTCATAAAATGTACCATTTGTATAAGGTACTGCACTAATGATATTACATTCTTTTAAAACTGACATATATCTTTTATAATGTTTAGTTGTAAAATGGTCTATTAATACTTTACTTGAAATTTGAACCATTTGTTTATCATCATCTTTAGGTAACATTGTATCTAAAGTTTTTAAGAATAATAAAATATTATTAATAGCTATTTTTTTATTCTTAATAGGATAGTTATCATAAGCTATTAATTTAGCTATTGTATTTAATCCTGTAATCATACAATCAGTATTATCAAAATCTAATTCATTGATTCTTTCTACGTTGTTTATTGGAATAATTGTGTACATAATTTGTATCTCTTTTTATTTATATAGTAAATTAATTTATTCACTTTTTACTTTTTATGAAAATAATTGTAAAATGTTTAATTTAATTATAAAAGTAAATAGTTAATAATTAATAGTATTTTTATAATTAATATAAGGCACCTGCCTAGTATAAAATAATAATTATCTTCTGTAAGTCTTGGTACCAGTGATTCTATAGAAAAAGTGAAAAGCTCTAGTGTATTTTATAATTAAATGTCTATAAAAAGTGAAAAGCTTTAGTGTATTTTTGTGTATTTTTGTGTAAAAATGACCTTCTGTAAGTCTTGGTATCAGTGGTTCTATAGAAAAAGTGAACACAAATATATTCTGTGTGTGTTATTGTTTTATTATTATATTATATTATAATTATTAAAAGGTATATAAATATTATAAGCATTGATGATGGCATTTATTATTTAGTGTAGGCTGTGGGGTCGTAGACACACCCACAAGCTGAAACGAATACTTATTAGGAACCTTACCGGAACGGTTAATATTTCAAAAGGCAAAAGTTTTAGTTAAGATTTTTATATATAAATAAAAATTAATATAATTGTAAATAAATTAAAAAACTATTATGGAAGAAAAATCATTATTTAAACAATTAGAAAAAGAATTAAAATCTTTAGAAGAAATTTATTGGATTATATCAGATACTGAATTAGATATAAGATATGAACGTATTAATAATATTAAAAATAAATTGAAACACCAATATAATTATTCTAATGAAATTTTAAACAAATTTGATTTTTAAAGCTCACTATAAAACTTTTATGAAATGAAAACAAAATACAAAATATTACTTATAATTAGTATCACTATATTATCCGTAGTAACAATTATTCAACTAATAAACTATTTAAACTAAAAACAAACAATCTATGAAAAAATCATTTAAATTCATTCTAACAACACTTTTACTATTAACCTTAGTGTTTAGCTGTAAAAAACATAATGTATCACCAGATGAGACAAAAACAACGTCTATTGAAGTTACAACTCCAGATACAAACAGTATTAATACAAATACGACAATTATAACACCAACAGTAGCTGTAAATGTAAATACTATTTCAATTCAATTTTATATGCAAACAATAAGTGGTAATTATGGTGGTACAATGGTTCCATCTTATACTGGTTCTTATAAAGTAAATTTTACTATTCGTAAAAATGGTGTTTATGTAGCATCAATACAACCACCAGCTGTTGTATTAAACTGTACATGTAATCCTAGAACTATTTATATTCCAGGATTTAAAGTTGGTGATACAATAACTATTTATTGGTCATTATCAACTGTTGGAGGTACAAATCATCTTGGTTTACCAAGTGTTGTGTATGATTATAAACAAACTAATAATGCTTATCATACAGGTAATTATATTTATCAAAAGAAACAAGGTAATATGACTTACACTATTCAATGATGTAATTGTATTATCATAGGCGTATTATGTGTCCTAATTTATTGAATCCTTATTCTTAACCGAATAAGGATTTTTTATTTATATTATTTTATAAAAACAGACTTTTTTCAAAATAAAAGTTAATATATAATATTAATAAACAAGAACATTATGAAACTTATGAACAAAACTGATTTATTTACAGAAAAATTAAATAAAAATGATTTAAATTCAAGAGATTTTTATGAGAGTAGAGAACGTTATGCATTAACAAACTTTTATCAAATCTATTTAAAACCTGAATTTGATAAAGATTATGTATCATCATTACATTTAGCAACAACATTTAAACAATCAACAACAAATATTACTTCTTATGATGCAGTTATTTATTTAAAAGATAAAATTACATTAAATATAATCTTTAAATTTATTATTGAAGTTAAATATAGAGATGCACCTTATGAAACATTAATGTTAGAAAAATCAAAATATAAAGGCTTATTAAAAGAATATAAAGATGCATGTAAATTTAAAACAAAAGAAGAAGATTTAACATTATTGTATATCAATTTTGATAGTACCGGCACTTACGTTTATAACTTATTATCAGATAAAGTAACAACTTTTATAAATACAAAATCAAATAAAGTAACAGAAAAACAAGTAAGAACAACCTATGTATTAAATGATAAAAAAGTTAATAAAGATATTTATTATTTACCAAAATCATTAGCAGCATTATATCCATATACATTAACAACAGATTATAATTTAATTTATAATATGACAAAGACCGTTTCATTAGAAACAAAACAAGCCCCTATAAAAAAATACTACTCACTATTTAATGACTAAGACAACTAAAGATGAGGTTATTAAACACATATTAAATACAAGATCTTATGAAGATGTATTAGTAAAGTATTTAAGCTCAGTACAAGAACGAAATGAATTCAGACAAGAATTATGGTTAATACTTTTAGAAATGCCAGAAGAGAAGTTAATTCACTATTATGATACTAAATGTTTATTTTATGTTTATATCGGTATTATCAATAATCAAATTAAAAGTAAAACAAGTCCTTGGCATAAAAAATTCAGATCCAATAAACTATTTTCAACTACTGATTTAAATAATGTTAATAATCCATATATTGGTGTTATCAATAATCAATCAGATATAAGTAAAATAGTTTTTGATGCAGACCAATATGATGAACAAGATACGTTTCAAGATATATTAGATATTAAACAATTACAAGAAGATAAACTAAAATACATTGAAGATAAATTAGAAGAACTATTAAAAAATGATCCAAAACTTATTAAAGAAATTACTGTATTTAAATTATACTTTTATGAAGGATTATCATATAGTCAAATAACTAAAAGAATCAATATTAAAAAAACATCCGTATTCTTATACGTCAATCTTATTAAAAATAAATTAATAGAACACAAACACCAAATAAAAATAACAGACCCAATATTATGTTAACACTTTCATTTTACGCACCAATCTTAATTGCTTGGTTTATTACAAATTTCCAACCGTGGCAAACAACATTAGATAATCTATATAAACTATTACCAGACTGGTTTCAATTCACCAGAGAGTACTTAATGTGCTTTAAATGCATGTCTTTCTGGATTACTTTAATAGTAACTCATAATTTCTTATTAGCAATATTATTTAGCATGTTAGCTTATACATATTCAAGAATAATGAGCTCATTAAAACTGTTCTTTTAAAAACAATTTATACTAAAAAATATATATCTAAGTAACACAATGCCAATATTATATAAAAATAATCAAATAACACATATGAAAACAATACAAGAAATGCCTCAAATTGATGCACAAGATTTCATTAAAATAAAACAAATTGAACCAACTGTTGGTTATACAGAAGTACAATCAAACCGTATGGTTCAATTAATTAAAACATACATTGACCCAAGACAAGCAAGTTGTGCTTACTGTGGATCATCTGGTGGCTTATATGAAGCTAAAAATAAATTCATTAGATTCTATTTAGATAATGAAACTAATATCAAATTCATTAGTGAAGGCATTTCGCCATTTGCTGTTGAAGAACCTATTTCATCAGTTGATGTAGCAATTATTGCATCCGAAGTAATTAATGAATCAAAACCAAAAAATAAACGTAACAAAAAATAATGGCAAAACACGGACTTACAAAGTTAGATCAATTATTTGTAGATGAATACTTTTCTAATGGCTTTAATGGTTCATTAGCTTATTCAACTATATTTACACAAAAACCATTAACACCTAAAGTTGCTAAATCTTCTGCCTGGAAACTTATGGCCAAACCAGAAATAAAATTAGAAATACAAAAACGCTGGGATGAACTTAAAGATGTTAATATAGTTAGACACCAAGAACTTTTAATGGAATTAAAAGAAACATACTTTATTGCAATTCAACAACAAGATCATCAACTATTATTAAAAACAATAGATATGATTAATAAAATGTGTGGACACTATACAACAATTATAGACGCTACTTTTAATGGTAATATAAATATAACTATTCCGGGTTTAGCAGACGATGATAAAAAAGATGAAGATGATGAAGAATAATGACTGTCAATTTACCAAAACCCTACCCAGCACAATTAAATGTTCTTAAACCTTGCTTTGATAACATTACAGAATTCATATGCTTAAACGGTTCACGTCAGGTAGGTAAAACATTCATCTGTACACTTGTAGCATTAAAATGGGCTTTAGAATCATCTAATCAACATATTATGATTGTCTCACCTACAGACTCACAAGTTAAAAAAATCTATAAACAAATAATAGTTATGCTAACACCATTACTTCCATTTGTCAAAAACTTTAAAGGATCATCAGGCGATATAGAAATCATATTCAAAAATGGTTCAGCTATTCTATTCAGATCAGCAGCAGCAGAAGATACATTACGTGGTTACTCAAATACACATTTAATATTAGATGAGTGTGCATTTATTAAAGAAGAAACTTGGAATACTATTTTAGCACCAACATTATTAATGAGAGGTAAAAAAACATTATTCAGTTCAACACCAAGAGGTAATAACTTCTTCGCTAGATTATATAATAAAGGCTTATCAGATGGTTTAAGATATAAATCATTTAAATTAACATTTATGGATAATCCTTTTGCAAAATTAGCTTTCATTGAAGAACAACGATTAACACTTCCAAATGAAATATTCCAACAAGAATACTTAGGCGAATTTATAGATGCTGCAGGATGCTTTAGAAATATTAATGATATTGCTACATTATTGAAAGCCAACTACTTATCAACAATGCAATATTATGTTGGAGTAGATATAGCATTTAAAAATGATTATACTGTAGCCGTTTGTTTTAATAATAAAATGGAAATGGTTGACTATATTAGATTCAATAATACTGATATTACTTATATGTTAACAAACTTAAAAGCATTCTTTAATAAATGGAAACCTAAGAAGATTAATATTGAAAGTAACAACCAAGGGCTACCAGTTATACAAACACTTAGAAACCAAGGAGTTCATAATATTACAGAATTTAATACAACAGCACAAAGTAAACCATTAATTATTAATCAATTAATAGCAGCAGCCGGTAAGAATGAAATCAAATTATTAAATGATAATATAATTAAATCAGAATTTAATGCATTTACTGCAACATTAACTAAATCTGGAACTATTAAATATGCAGCAAGTTTCGGTCACGATGATATTGTGATGGCTACTGCAATTGCATTTGAATGTGCAGTTAAAAATAAATTTAGAATTGGATTTACTATGTAATAGTATTTAACCAAAAACAATATTATAAAAAGAATATATATTACAAATAAGACAAAATTATGATAACATTAAAAACATTAGAAGGTAAAGAATTTAAAATAGTTAATAGCTATGATGAATTATCATTAGGCCAATACACTGATATTATTAAATTAAGTGAATCTAAAATTAAATTAGATGGTATTGCAGCTGATATTGAAATGATAGCCTTATTAAGTGATCACCCAACAGAATTAAAAGACTATTTATGGAATATTCCACAAGAAGATTTTAATGAATTAACGTCATATTTTGACTGGGTTGCTGATAATACAATTTTAGATTCATATAAGAACTTAAAACCTAAAGAATCAGTAATGATTAATGATAAAGAATTTGGAGTAATTATAAATTTTAATAAAATAACATTAAATGAAAAAGTAACATTAGAAACAATATTAGCAGACACTTCAGATTTACATAAATTAGATGTCGCTTTTGCAACAATATTAAGACCAATTAAAGATGGTAAATTAATTCCATTTAATATGGAAGTATTTGATGAAGTAATTAAACATAGATATGACGTTAAATTAATGGATATTTATGCAACGCTTGCTTTTTTTTTGATTGGCGAGAAAAAATTGACAACAAAAACTACAAAGCCCTTTTCAATTCAGGTAATTTAAGTACTCAAGGTATGACTGCCGATGAAATTAAATTAATGAATGCTGAACAAGAAAAATATAGAAGAACAGGATTTGGAAGATGGTCGTGGTATGCAGTCTTTGAAAATTATCTAATGGTGATTTAACAAAGTTTGATGCAATTGGTGAACAAACTTATATCGGTTGTTTAAACTTATTAAGTTATTGGAAAGAAAGAGATCAAGAAATAAAAAGGTTACAAGACCAAACAAAAAAATAAAAATACAATGGCATCAGTTATTACATATAACCAAGTAATAGATTTATTAATAGATATTACTAAAAGACACGAACAAGTTAATACTTTCTTCTTAGGTCGTAATTGGGAAACAGAAAACTCAGAAGATATTCTATTTCCTTTATTTCAAGTCTATCCAGATTTTGGTAAATTAACTGCTAACTCATTCAACGAATATAAAACACAAACAATTAGATTCGTTTGTAAAATGTTAGACTTAACAACTAACGGTGAAGAAAATAAAAGAGATGTTCATTCTGACACTTTAAGATATGCTCAAGATATTGTTAACGAATTCAATCAACATCCATTTTATATGAGATCAAATATCAAATTAATAGGTGATGTTGATTTCAATGAAGTATTACAAGAATATCAAGATGATGTTACTGCTGGTTGGTCATTCAATTTAACATTTCAATTAATTAATATTAATCAATTCTGTGGTATGCCTATTCAAGATATACCTGGTTATAGTGCAACAGGTCCTGAATCAACCGGAACTATTGTTAATGTACAATATTTAACATGTGCTACACTACCAAATTGCCCAACAATTGAATTAATAGAAGATACATTAGTAGACTTACAAGAACAAATAGATAACTTACCACCAAGTGCTTTAACATTAGCACAAGTATTAGGTTATGGTAATTCAACTAATAATATAAGTATAACAGCTGGAACTAATTTAAGTAACATATTACAAGTATCAGATACAGTTATGGGTTTAAGTTGGAATGATACAAATAATGGAAGTGTAATATTAAATAATAGTTTTATAAAATTAACACACGACACTTTTGTAACTATTGATACAATACAAACTTTAATTCTTGGTGAGTTTCATCATATATTAACAGACGTAAGTTCAATATCAAGAATTGATACAGTACCAGGTTCTGTTTTATTATCAGTTGAAAGAACATCAGATGGTAATGATAACCAAGTTTATGTTGAACAATATTTAACAGGTATTGCAGCATCATATATAAGTGGTATTGTTTCAAAATTAGAAATTCATACTACACAACAACCATTATTAACAGGTGATACATCATTAGATAATACAATGATTATTACTGATAATATTTCTAATAAAGGTTTAGTTTATGTTGCAGATTACTCAGCAAACTTTACAGAGAATAGTTTAGTAACTAAAGCTTGGGTATTAGCACAAACACCAGCGGCACCGTCATTACAAACTGTAATTAGTGTTAGTTCAGTTATAAATGGTTTCTTAGCACAAAGTTTAGATAGCTTTACATATATCACATTAGTTAATGGTGGAATAGATATGAGTTCATATGATGGTACAACAACATCTGGATTTAATATGTATGCTGCAACAGGTAATAATTTATACAGTGATACACTAAATAGTTTAAATGCACCAAGTACTATTATAACATCAGACCAAATAAAATTAACAAGTAACAGTAATAACGCATCAGTAAGTATAGTATCACCAACTGGTTTTTATTATCCTACTTTATCATTTATAAATAATGGTGGTACAAATGTAGGTACAATTACAGGTTATGCAGGTAGATTATATGTAAGTCCATTAACAGTAAGTGGAACTATTGATATGGGTGCTAATAAAATAGTTAATATGGCACCTGGTACATTAGCAGATGATGCAGTTACATTAGGTCAATTATCAAGCACAACAGTTATTATAACAAATACAGCTGTTAGTATAAATTTAGGAACAGCATTAAATATTAACTATTCAATAACAGCATTAGCAAGTGCAATAACATTTACAACAAATGGAACTGCAAATGATTTTGATAAATTAATAGTAAGAATAAAAGACAATGGTACAGCAAGAGCATTAACATTTAATCCAACATATTTTGAAGCTAAAGGACAAGCATTACCAACTACAACAGTTGCTGGTAAAGTAATAACAATAGGTTTCATATTTGATAGTGTAACTGGCAAACAAGGATGTGTGTCAGTATCACAAGAAATATAAAAGAAAAATAATATTTAAAAGAAGAATGGAAACAAAATATAAAATAATAGGTGGTGACACTACAACCATAACAAATACAATTGTTAATACAGAAGTAGAATTTACTTTTGAAGATGGTACTGTTGAAGTTATTATCATACCACATTTCAATCCAATTGATGATGAAGATATTATTAAAGGAATTGAAAATAGATTTATAACAGAACAAGAAGCAAGAAATAATAAGGAGGTATCTGAATAATGGCAGTAATAACAGTTTCAAATACGGGTGGAAATTATAATGCAACAGGAACTTGGGTTGGTGGTGTAATACCATTAACAACAGATACAATTGCATTTACAGCAACAAGTGGTAACTTAACTATTAATGTTGCTGCAACTTGTGCTGGTATTAATTTTACAAATTATGTTGGAACACTTACAGTTAATACATTTTTTATAATTAAGGGTAATATTAATCTTGGTACTGGTGGTTATAATGTCGGTGGTGGTAATACTATGTATGCTGGTGCAACAGGAACAATAACAAGTAATGGTACACCTTGGAAAGGTAACTTTGGTTTTTTCGGTACATCACAAACATATACACTTGCAGATGATTTAACTGTTAATGGTACTATTACTATGAATGCAAATTCAAGTTCTATAAATGGTTTCACAATATATGTAAAGTCATCTTGGTCACATACAGGTGGAAATCTAGGTGGTACAACTAATGTAGTATTTAATGGAACTGGTACTTGGAATCATACAACTAGTGGTTATTTAGGTTTAAATACAACTATAAATACAACTGGAACAATAACTCTTGGTGCTAATGGTGCAAGATTTGGTGGTGGTGCTACTTTAACTTATGTTGCTGGAACTGTTGTAGCTTCTACACCATTTTATGTAATGAACAATTGTAGTTTAGATGTAGCTGGTATTAATTTTAATGCTTTTCAAATAAATGGTACAGCAACAGTTTGTACACTTTTAGATGACTTAAATATATATGGTGAATTAAGATTTAATGGTGCAACAAGTTCTACTGTAAATGGATTTAATATTTATTGTAATGCAAATGTTTATATACAACCAAGTTATATTATAGGTGGAACAACTGTATTACAATTAGTTGGAGCAGCTATTACTTGGACACATCAAACAACCAGTTTTATGGCTTTACCTATTGTAATTAATACAAGTGGTACAATTACATTTGGCGTTAATGGTTTAAGATTACACGGTAATACAAGTTTAATTTATACAGCTGGTACACTTGCTGGTAGTAATTTTTTATATTTTGGTAGTTCAAGAATTTTAGACTTAAATACAAGTGTATGGT